GAGGACAAGACCATGGATCCCGAGAAGCCCGCATATGCCTTCTATACGGGCGAGGAGGATGTGGATCAGCGCGATCTGATGCGCCAAATCTTCAACGAGCGCTTCGCCGATGACTTCCCTCCCAGCCTCAAGGCGTCAGTCGAGTCGCGTGGCAAGAAGCTCCTGTGCATGCTGATGGCGTCCTCGAGTGGTGCGGCGGGCATCAACTTGGCCAACGTGCGTCACGTCCACATCATGGAGCCTCACTGGAATCCCGCTCGTCATGAACAGGTTATTGGACGTGCGATTCGTATTTGCTCGCACGCCACTCTTCCGATGGAGGAGCGGACCGTTCGCATCAGTTTCTATGTCAGTGTCTTCACGGACACACAGGCCAAGTCAACGGAGAACTCGTCCAACGTGGTGCCGATTCGTCGGTCGGATACCTCGACCAAGCGATACAAGGGTGAGCCCATCGAGGCCTTTATGACCACAGACGAGTATCTGTATGAGACCTCATTTGAGAAGGATATTACCAACAAGCGCATTACGCTGCTGCTGAAACAGGCCGCCGTCGACTGTGAAATTCATCGAAAACTCCATAGTCGTGAAAAGCCTGTGTTGTCGTGTATGCGTTTTGATAGTGCGTCGACAGGTGAGGATCTGGCCTTCAAGCCGAACATCAAGTCGGAGGAAACGGATTTGACCTACCTGCGAAACACCCAGCGGCGGAAGCGGCGGTTGCAGAAGGTCTTGATCAAGCAGATGGTGTTTTTGATTGATCCGGAGACCAAGGAGGTCTTTGATGGACCGGCCTTTGAAGATGAGCAGCGCCTTCTTCGTGTGGGACTCTTGACGTCTCCCACACAGATTACGTGGACGTTGCCTTGAGCACGTCGTCCAGCCACGGGTCACAGATACGCGACCACGACTTGAACTTGTATACCTTCAAGGAGACGCGCTTATCGTCCAGGGTGTCGAGGGCGCGCCCCATGGCATCGGCCACATCAGATACCATGAAGATCGGTGCATACGATCCCAGAGGCATGGATCCGGCAAAGTAGACACGATCCTTGGGAGGGATAAACTCGGCAACCGTCTCGTCCATGAATGAACGGAACCCTCCCACATCCGTGACAACCTGCGGGGCACCCGTGAACATGTGCTCCAGCTGGCACAGGCCATACCCCTCCCCGTCCGTCGTGTTAACGCCCACGTCGGCCGCGTTGTAGAGCTGGTTGATACCCTCATCGTTGATGATATTGGGAGGGCTCGTGTCCACGATGATACAACGAGGAAGGTAGGCCTCCACAGCAAGCCCGTGACGGGCCAGCTCCATCGCATAAATACGTCCGATATCATAGTAACCCCCCGATTGGGGCGTCGTGTTCGTCGCAATCACCATATACAGAGGCTTGTCTGGGTTCCGCTTGACAAGCTCGGCAAAGCCAGCCACCGTGAGGTCGAGGCGCTTGCGCTGGCTGTTGCGATTCGCATTGAGGAACACGATGGCATCATGGGGCACGTTCAGATTCTTGCGACACTCAAGCTTCGCCTGCGCGGGCAAGACAGAGAAGACACCGGGGTCGACAGCGTGGGAGAGAACGCGAACGTCCGGATGGGTCCCGTATGCCAGAAAGGTCTCCTTCCACTCCTCGGTGAAGCAGTAGACGCGATCCGCGTGCTCAGTGATCTTGTTCATGAGTGGCTGGGCAATCCCGTGATATACCTGATCAACATACGTCCACAGCTTGTAGGGCGACTTGCCGCGCTCGTGCTTCATGGACTCAATGAAGCGATAGATAATGAGCGGGTCGTTGTAGATCATCACGATGTCGGGGTTCACCATGTCCAGATACTCGTGGATCTTATTGAACCCAAATCCGTCCTCCTTGGGGTCCTCATTGGCCGCCGCATCATACTGAACCACGCCATCGGCCACCTTGCGATGGCTCGTGCGGTTAGGATGGCGCTGAAACCCAAAGTGATAGACCTTCACCATCGGGGTGAGGGTTGCAAGCTGACGAAGGAGGTTGTGGGTGACCTTGGAGTATCCCGTTGTCTGATCGGTGTGCGTGCTCACCAAGACGAAACGCATACTTAAGTAAAAAGTCTACCGTATAAATAACAATGCAGGTGAATTCGGCACAGGACTACCTGACACAGCGGAAGCGCCAAATCGTGGCAGCAACCTATCACTCGACCCCTCCTCCTCAGTCCCGTAAGCACAACCACGTGTTTTTGTCCGCGATGGCGAACAACGCCACCCAGTATCAGCGCTTCATCATTCCGACACTTGCGGCGGGCGCTGGCGGTAAAGTCGGCGGGGCCACCTTCACCAACCTGTGCTGTGTGTCGAACGACATCGGTGCTCCGGGCACCTTTAACACGGTCACGGATCGCGGTGTGGTTCGTAACAACGTGATTCCTCCTCTGGGCGTGAAGGCCACGCAGGTGACAGTATAACTCTGTCGACGCTATAAGAAATTAAACAAAGACCCTATCTTAATACAAATGCCCGGTGGCCTCCTGCAACTGGTTGGCACAGGTGCTCAAAATGAGTTGGTGAATGGAAATCCTTCCATGACTCATTTTCGGGCCGTGTATCGTCGGCACACGAACTTTGCGATGGAGTCTATTCGCATGGGCTTCTCGGGGTCGAACCTCGAGTTTTCCAGCACGGGAACCAAGACGATCTCGTGTCGTATCGATCGGTATGCCCAGCTGATTCACGACACCTATCTCGTCCTCACCTTGCCGAACATCTGGTCTCCTCTGGCGAATGTTGGTTCAACGCTTCCGTCTGGGTATGGGGCAGGACTTAACCTTACCCCAAAGCCAAACTCGATTGGCTACGAGTTTCAGTGGATCGACAATCTTGGATACAATCTGATCGACCACGTCGACCTTGTCATGAACGGTCAGGTCATTCAAAGTATGACGGGTGAGTGGATGAAATTCTACTCCTACCTCACACATGACCGGAACAAGCGTCTAATTGTCGATCAGATGGTGGGGAATGTGACTGAGATGAACGATCCTGCAAACGCATACGATCGGCAGGGACAGTATCCTCACGCGGTGACTCCCCTGACAATTCCGTCGGCCATGCCGATGACCACCATTCCCGAGCCCTCGATCCGCTCCCGACAGCTGGTGGTGCCCCTCCACTTCTTCTTCGCAGAGAATCCGGGACTTGCCCTGCCACTGGTGTCCCTGCAGAATTCGGAGGTCTTCATCAACGTCACCCTTCGCAACCTCAACGACATCTACACCGTGATTGATGTCAACCCGACAAGCACGACATATGGACAGCGCGTTCGTCCCGTGAACTTCCCGCTGTCCTTGTTCTTGAGTCCTCCGAAGGCAGATGGAACCCCGAGCAACCCGAGCCTTGCGACCTTCTTTCCGGACCCCTATCTCGAGGGCAACTTCATCTACCTCACGGAAATGGAAATGAACCAGTTGGCACAGGCCGATCAGACCTTTCTCCTCAAGACGGTCAAATACGTAAGTAAGGAAGGACAGTTCGGTGGAAACTCCGATGTGGAAATCCCGATGTTCAATCTGGTGACCCGAATCGTCTTTTCGTCCCAGCGTTCCGACAAGATCGCCATCAACGACTGGGATAATTACACGAACTGGGACTCGAATACCCGGGCTCCCTTCACGCCGTATAGCACTGATCCGCAGACGGCGATCCTCACCTCCGGTCAGCAACAGGTGACCTCCGTGTATCCCAAGTATCCTATGACGGATGCCGTGTTGTTGTTCGATGGCAAGGAGCGCTTCCAGACCAAGCCAGTCTCATACTTCTCCTTGCTTCAAATGTATCGTCACACGACGGGAGATACGGCCCTGCTGCCGGGCGTCTACATGTACTCCTTTGCACTGGACAACGACTCGTATCAGCCCTCGGGTGCCGTCAACGGGAGCATGTTTAACAAGATTGTTCTTCGGACGACCCTCCAACAGCCTCTCCCGCAATCTGTGGCCGCGTCGTCGACCAACGTGGTCTGTGTTCTGAAGTCGACCGCACTGAGTGGGAACCCGACCATCGTCCCTGCGGCTCAGGTCAACATGTATACCCCTGATCAACTGCTGACAGTGGTTCAGACGAATGATAACATCATCTTCAACTACACCTATCACATGGCGACCTACGTAGAGTCCGTGAACTTCCTGCGTATCGTATCGGGTCTCGCCAATCTTGTGTTTGCTTCTTAATAATGGCTACAATCAACAGCGTGCTGATTGGCGACGAGAGGTCGCAGCGCGATATTACCCAGTCCTTTGTGAAAACACAGATCAAGAACGACAGGGTCGATGTGGTAGCCAATTCCTCCTTGATTCCTGCCTTTGAAACCACGCCAGTCTCTCACCTCACCGATGCCGAGGAAAAGGAGATTACCGATCAGGCCATCAAGCAGTGCAATGGTGGCTCGGACGAGAGCTGCATGCGCAACACAACAGATCGGGCGCGCCAATCCAAGCTCGAGCAAAAGATGAAGGAGGCTCACTCATCGGCGACGGTCGTCAAGGGCCGGCGCATGACAGTGAAATACACAGACGAGTATGGCGAGGACCATACGGTCGTTGTGCCCGAGGGTCAGACCTTTCAACTGGACAAGGTGGCTGGTGGCGAAAAGAAGGCGAGTCTCATGTCCAGCCTCCCCGAACTGCCGACGGCCTCGGAGACGACCATGAAGATCCTCGGTATCCTGTCCGTCATCATTATGTCATTCCTCTACGCCTTTAGCGTGGTAGCGACATACAAGACCCTCACGATCGACTATTCGCGAACGGTCGCCATTGCCGGAACGGTTGCCGCCGTGATGTTCCCGTATCTGGGATTCTTTATCATGTTCGGCTATTTCCTGATCCGTGAGGTCTACAAGTATCAGACAGATAGCCTGCAGCCGCGCATTATGGCGTGGGCGATTACGATTGCCCTCGGGTTTGCATACTTCTCGACAGCGACCCTCGTGGCTCTCTTCACACGATTCAAGGACTGGATCGTCGGAGTTTTTCAACCTACAAAGAAGTAATGCTTCAACTCCCGTGGATCGCCGCCGGTGTGATTCTGGGACTCCTGATTTCGACAGTGATGATTCCACCCACGCGCAAGGAGAAGGCCCTGCCGACCCCCTACGATGACGGCATTTTCCACACAGACACGGGGTGTGTTCGATTTGGAGCTATCGAGGTGCCATGCACGGCTGAACCCGACTCATTAAATCTTCTGCAAAGCAAACAATGATCCCCATCACCGAGGCTCTGAAACGAGCCAGTCCCTTCTTTTCCTTCATTATTGGGCTGGGTATCTCAGTCTTGTTGTTTCACCGCAACTATGCGACATTTCGCACAGTGGCCATGCCTGTTCATGAGATTGTTGACAAGACAGTGAAGGTCGATGGAAAGTGCTACAAGTATCGCGTGGAAGATTCCAATTGCGAAATCGTCCCTTCTACATAAACAAATGGACGGAGCCACGTCTCTGGATGCTCTCCTGCCCTCGCCCCAGGG